TTCTTTTCTTACGGTATTTTCTCATGTTTTTACATCCACGAGATGATCCACAAGATTGAAGTATTGGTCCTCCTATAAAGAGGAATAGCATAAGGTAACAGAATTTCTTTTTCATAATTGTTTTTGTTATATAATATCTCCTAAGTGAGGATCATTATAGTTATTTAATCCATTTGACGAATTACCCTCAAGGGCATCCTGATATTTATCTAAGCTCATTGCCCATTCAGCATCAACTTTGTTTATGAAGTAATCTGATCTACGGTCATAAGGCATACCATTCTCTGTACGACCTATGTAATAACCAGCTGCTGATTTGAGTACTTGTAACTCTGAAATTTTGCTTGACATAATATTTAGTATTTAAGGTGAATAAAAATAAAGAGCCTGGTTACCTCTTAACGACCGTTTACCCGGTTGACGGTTGACTGTTACATGTTCCACAGACAAGTCAAATACTCCATTTCCAGTTGTCAAACCTTACAGCATTATTGCCTAAAGAGTACGAAGATAAGCTGACAAACTACTCCTCTTGGTGTACAAAGTGACACCCAACACTCCCGTTGCCACGGGTTAAAAAGATATAACTAATAGAGATATTTACTCCGCTATTCACCTCCATCCATACGGTAGGATTATTAGTTATTATATATTAAATACGAGTATAGTAATCTCTTCCTACTATAGTAGCAGGTAACCATCCAAATATAACTGACATACCTAAAGTGGCACCATGCTTAAAGCATTCTTTAAATGTCCAAGTATCTTCTAGATACCATACGATTGTATTGAATAAGAGTACTGTGATAATAAACACACATATACTCAGTAACATAGTTTTAGTATTTCTCATAACGGTTTAGTATTAAATGATTATTGAAATTGCGGGTACTATGGCTCTTATCCTATAGAGGAAGAGACAAAGACTACCCTTGTTGTATTGTTGTGTGTAATAGTTACTCTTGTAGTAGCGTTAGCTATATTTATATTATTAGTAACAGTGATAGTTACAAGAGTGGTAAAAGGTGGTATTTTGTGGGTATAAGACCTCCCATTGAGAGAGACACACCCAAATAAAATAAAATAACCACAGTATTTATAACTTAATTGATTGTTTTTGTCTCTATGTAACAATAGTTAGTAAGTTAGGTTTGTTTTTAGTAACGTTCCGTACTATTACTACTATATACCCATGCATATCATAGTTTGGGAGCAGACGTGCTGAAAAGCACGCCTACCCACAAGCTACTATGTTACAATTACGCTTCTACAGTTTCCTGCTTAAACGCATTCAAGCTCTCTACAGCTACAGTAGAGTTGTTAGCCTCACGTATCTCAGCACTATTAGTGTGCTGAATAAACGTAGACTGAGCATTAAGGTCAGCAGTAAACTCAGTGGTTCTATAAATAGCTTTATCACCTTTCATACATACTATTCCTGAGTCACCAGCATACTTTAATTTGTATGTTAGGTCTTTCTCATTGAATGGTTCAAGTTGCTCACGCACAATAATCTTACCGGCTAATGGTTTAGAATGGTCCATAGACTCAAGCAGAGCTATTGGGCCTAATACTAATGCTGACAAAGATTTATCTGCATACCAGCCATTTCTAAGTTCAACGGACTTTTGCTCATAGATGACAAATCCTATGTCATTGTTCTTAGTCTTAGAGATAAATGTTCCGTCTTCATTCTTGCGTACTGTTACTAAATTGTTCATAATGTAATTATTTAAATATTAATTTGATTATAATAGTGATAAGGCTATTACTGAAAAGGTTAAACGGCTTATCCCGCTAATTATAGTTTGGGAGCAGAGGCATTGAAAAATGCCTTTAGTACTGATACTCTGTCCATCATATATATACTACTGATGAATACAAACAATTCAATGATGTATTGATATTCAGTAGATACCTGACGTAGACAAAGTAGTAGTACACTACTCAGCTTTGCTATGCATACATACCCGTACTTTCTTTTTTTTAGCACAAGTTGTTTGCATTTAGCAAGTGCAGTTAGAGTTCCTACCTAAGCATAGGGGGTACCCTCACCGCAAAATTTAGTTGGGGAGCAGATCATATATACCTCTCAAGCACGCCAAACACATAACTTTTGTGGGGGCCAGGAGGACAATTTAACAGTAGGCGGGGGCATGTTCTTACTTAAAAATTTTTATAGGATTTAGAAATTTAGTATATTGTTCTTATAGAAGGGTTTCACACTAAATAAAATACTATGGCAAACTGGGATGACAATAATGAAGACAAGGGAGGCGGTTTAAATGAGGTGGAGCAGATGCAGATGGACGCAATTATACTTGACACTGCTTACAACAATGCCTGGATGTTATTGACTGGTGAGATCACGTTTGATGAATTGATGGCAAGTCAATTTAGTGAGGGAAGAGAATTAGTAATGGCTTATGATCCAGATAATGGACCGAAGGAAGAAGAGTTTAAAAACATGATATCATACTTCATAGAAGAAGAAGACTATGAGAAGTGTGCAAAATTAAGGGATATAATGAATAGTGCATATCCAGAAACAATTGAAGCATAATGGCAACTAAAAAGAAAAAGAAAATGTCCTGCTGGAAAGGATACAAAGCAGTAGGTAAGAAGAAATCTCCAAGCGGTAAGAAAACAGCTAGTGGTAGAACTAAGATGGTAAACAACTGTAAAAAAAGGTAATGGCAAAAGATAGCAGATTAACAAGAGCAGGTGTGGCAGGGTTTAATAAACCTAAGCGTACACCAGGACACCCAAAGAAGTCTCACGTAGTTGTAGCTAAAGTAGGAGATAAGGTTAAGACTATTCGTTTTGGACAACAAGGCGCAAGTACAGCAGGTAAACCAAAAGCAGGTGAGTCAGCTAAAATGAAAGCAAAGCGTAAGTCTTTTAAAGCTAGACACGGAAAGAATATAAAGAAAGGTAAGATGTCTGCAGCATACTGGGCAGATAAAGTTAAATGGTAGATTATGACAGCAGCACAATTAAGAGAATTAGGATTTACTAAGATGGGTCATCATGAAGATGATGATTGGCCAGAAGGATATTATTATTTTAGTATTGAGTTTGGTGATATGCTATTTCACTCAGGAGGTAATGATGAAGCAGAAGAAGATGGTGGATGGTATATTCAAGATCCGTCATATACAATTAAAATATGGCAATACTCGGAAGCCAAAATGTTAATAGACGTATTGAGACGTAATACGGTTTCTAAAATAAGTATCTAAACTTTTTTTATTTAAACTATTTTTAGTACATTTGTTTTTATAAACTTTTAAAAACGTAAAAATGTCAAATTCAAAAACCAATCCAAATCTTCAAGACATAGATCCTAAAATGTCAAAAGAAGAAATGGCAGCACGTAGAGAAGAGATCACTGAATTCTACAAAGAAAACATACCACATTTAGAAATTCAAGCAGACTATGAAGGCTTGTTAGCGGCTATTGAAAAATCTAGAGCAGAGCGTATGCAAGCTCAGATGTTTATGGCACAGCAGTATGCTAGTCAAAAAGGTGAAGGTCAACCTGATCCTAACACTGAAGAAGGCAAAGCATTTCAAGAAGCAATGGTAAAAGCTATGCAAGGTGAAACAGCTTAAGAAAGGTAGCAGGGGTTCTGATGTTAAAACACTACAGACAGCATTAGGGCTTACCGTAGATGGGGTCTTTGGACCCTTGACAGAAAAAGCTGTAGAAAGATTCCAATTAGATAAAGAATTAATGGTCACTGGTGTTGTTGATTCTGACACATGGGTATTAGTTTTAAATATGGAACATAATGTTCCTGATGGAATAACTGAAGATACTGATGTATCAACCCAATACTTTAAAACAGATTATGATCAGGTTATTCATAGGCATTATTTACCTAAAGGTGAATACTTAAAAGGACCTGTAAAAAATGATTACATATTCTTACATCATACAGCAGGTAATCCTAATCCATATAGATGTATTGATCATTGGGGTAGAGATAGCAGAGGGCGTATAGCTACTGAGTTTGTTTTAGGTGGTATTAATCATAGGAATGGGGATGATGAGTTTGATGGTGTAATGGTACAAGCATTTCCAGAAGGTTGTCAGGGATGGCACTTAGGTAAGACTGGTTCTGGTTTTATGAACCGTCATTCAGTAGGTTTAGAAATATGTAATATGGGTTATCTAGATAAAAATCATTTAACTTATGTTGGATCTAAATGTATACCTGAACAAGTAACAGAACTTGAAGAACCATTTAAAGGTAAATTATATTGGCATTCATATTCAGATGCACAAATTAGAGAAACTGAAAAGTGGATCAAATATGTAGCTGAAAGAGATGAGATAGATATCAGGCTTGGATTACAGCAGTTTATTAAAAAACATGGTCCTCATAAAGGTTTTGAATTTCAATCTGATGCATTCTATGGTAAAATAAAAGGTTTATTAACACATACCAATGTACGTAAGGGTAAAATGGATTGCTATCCACACCCTAACTTTGTTGATATGATAATGAGTTTATAATTATGGCTATAGTAAATAAAGTAGATTTAAAACATCAAGTAGATATTAATGTTTCAATAAAGTATCAAATAGTTACATACTGTTTCTTTAATGATATACTAATAAGTAATTCTGACTTAAAGTTTTTAAATGAATTAGCTAAGGTTCAAGGAATTGAATTAACAAAGTTTTGCTCAGATGCAGTAGGTAAGGGAATATTTAAAAGTTCTCAGTCAGCTAGAAATGCAATAACAAAAGCTGAGAAAAAAAACTTATTAATTAAGAAGGGGCATAACAAAAAAACTATTTCCTTAAATCCAGATATTAATGTTCAATCTAATGGACTAGTATTATTAGATTATAAAATATTAGGACGTGAACCCGAAGAATCATAGAGATTTTAAAAAAGGAATAGCTGATGAGGTTGGTGTTCATCCTTCAGTAGTAGATGATTTTGTTTCATTCTATTATGCAAAGGTGAGAAAGAAATTATCAACTCTAGCTTATCCTAGAATAAACATAGATGGATTAGGTACGTTTTATCTAAGAAAAAATAAATTAGATAAGGCAATATTAAAAAATAAAAGTCTTTTAGGAAACATTGCTAAAAGAACTTATAATGGATTTGCTAAAAGTGAAGATATACAAAATAATATAGTTCAAATGGAAACTGCAATGCTTCAATTAGAACAAGATATAATTAGAAAAAAGAAGTTTAAAAATGTCAAAGAATAAATGGTCAAAATATCTTGATGTATTTAAAAATGCTGATAAGATTGCTGAAGGAATTAAGAATAACGTTTTTAAAAAGGAACATATTGAAGCAGTTGCTACTGATAGATTTCAAAAATGTATTGCTTGTTCTTTGTTTGATGCAAAAGGTGATGATTGTTTGGCACCAGGCACACAGCCATGCTGTAGTGACTGTGGTTGTAGTTTAGCATTTAAGGTTAGGTCACTATCCTCAGAGTGCCCAAAGGGATACTGGGATGCCTATACAACAGAAGAAGAAGAAGAAATAATAACCAAAAAAATTGAAAATGAAAAAATTAACTAAGGAACAAATAGTAGGAGAATTGTTAGCTGAAGAACAAATAACTGCAGAAGAAGCAGTTACTTTATTAACTGAAAAGGCTACTACAATAATAAATACTTTTTCAATTCCTGGGTTTGATTATACAACAACAACAACATAAAAATAAAACCATGGGACTAAAATTTGTAGAAGAAGGTCATGTGTATGAGAGTACAGATGATGAAAAAATAAACTGGCTAAGTGTAACTTCATTTATTGCTAAGTTTAAACCTAAGTTTGATAGAGATGGTCAAGCTAAGAAATCAGCTAAAAATAAAAGGTCCAAGTGGTATGGTATGACACCTAAAGAAATTCTGGCTGCATGGGATGGTGAGACAGCAAGAGCTATTAAGTTGGGTAATTTTTATCATGATCAAAGAGAAGCAGATATGATGGAACTAGATACTATAGGCCGTCATGGAGTAGAAGTGCCAATTATAAAACCAATTATTAATGATGAAGGTATTAAATTTGCACCTGTTCAAAAATTAAAAGATGGATTATATCCTGAACACTTAGTATACTTAAAATCAGTAGGTTTATGTGGACAAGCTGATGTTGTTGAAGTTGTAAATGGATATATTAACATTAATGATTACAAAACAAATAAAGAAATAAAAGATAAAGGATTTACAAATTGGGAGGGCATTACTAATAAAATGTATAAGCCAGTTAATCATTTAGATGATTGTAATTTAAACCATTATAACCTTCAACTCAGTATTTATGCGTATATTATTAAAAAGCACAACCCTCAACTTAAAATTGGAAAACTAACAATTCAACATGTAAAGTTTAAACAAGTGGGTGAAGATACAAATGGCTATCCTATCAATGAACATGTAAATGGAGAACCAGTATTAGAGAAAATTAAAATCTATGAATTACCATATTTAAAGGATGAAGTAAATTCTATTATTATGTGGTTAAAAGAAAATAAAAAATAAAAGATTATGTCAAAAAAAATAGCATTATATGATAATAATTATATAGAGTTAACTCAAGCATTTCCTACTACAATAATTACACCTGGAGATGAGAGTAATAATTATCAATCAACTACAAACACTGATTATAATAAAACTAAACCGTTTTTACTTAATAGGAATGATATAATTGCAGTGGCAGAATTATATGTTGGTACACCAGAAAATAAGTTTCCTGATAGGAGAATGTTATATTTAAGAAATATAATAACACCCTTTGTTGTAACTCAGTCTGCTGCTTATTTAAGAACACTAATGCTGACAATAAATAAAGATGATTTATATGAAGACGGATGTAATTGTTTCTAAGATATGGTAATAAGATTATTTGATATACAAAACAGCAAGGTGGTATTAACAGAGCACTGTTATGCTTTACCATTTTTAAAAAAAATAATGGATACATATCCTGACACACACATGCAGGTATATCAATATTTATTTTACATGACTTGCCCTAACCCAGATTTAAATCCTTTCTTTAATCTTCCAGAACATGAGAAAGAAGATATTATTATAGAAGAAATTGGTTTAGAAGAATCTCCAGAAGATGGTAAGATAAGATATGCAATAGATATGTGTAAACAAATGTATGAAACACCTACCTATAGGGCCTACGTGGGTATTAAAGCTATGTTAGATAGATTAGCAAGGTATATGGAGGTAACCCCTATTGAACACGGTAGAGATGGTAATATGAATTCAATGATTAATGCAGCTGCAAAGTTTGAGCAAATCAGACAATCATATAAAGGTGCATTTACTGATATGCAACAAGAACAAGAAAGTTCAGTGCGTGGAGGTGCTGGATTATCTTATGATCAAATGTAAATGAATAAAAAAATAGAATGGCATTTTTGTTATTGGGATGAACTAGAATTTAATAATAAATCAACAAATAAAAAGAATGAAAAATCAAGTAGTAGTACCAGTGGGAATGAAGTTACTCATAAAGGAAATAAAAGCAGAGTCTAAAACAGCTTCTGGAATTATATTACCTGAAATGGCCCGTAAACAAACATTTCAAGGTTTGGTTGTAGGACGTGGGGATGAAGTAACAGAAATTCAAATAGGGGATGTGGTACAATATGCAGATCATGCAATGCCTACACCAATGCAACATCATGGTGAAGAACATTTATTATTGCAAATAGGAGATGTATATGCTATCATAAGATATGAGTAGAATCATACCAACATATGATAAGGGTTTATGGACAACAACTGAATTTAAATCAGATGTAGAGTTTAGAGAATACCTAGAATCCATATTTAAAGAGCCTGGAAAATATGAGTTTAATAAAATTGCACTTAAGTTTAATGAGCAAGCACAGATATTTAATAAAGAAGGTTTTTATTGTAATGCTCCGTTTAGGTCTAAAGATTTTATAGCATACTGGGAAGATCAAAAAAACAAATGTAGAACAGGTGTAATTTATAAAGATGGGGACAAACATTGGTACCTAACTAGAGATTATTATATGTGGCTCAACTTCCTTCCTATCTTTGATAAGGAAGAAAAACATTATGGGTTTGCTAAAGTAAGAGATGCTCAGTATCATATGGCTTTGTATGAAGTAATAGCTGAGTTAAATAATCAGCATGTAGCTATACTTAAAAAACGTCAGATTGCATCTTCTTATTTTCACATGGGTAAAATCATTAATCAATATTGGTTTGAGGAAGGATCCATATGTAAAATTGGTGCATCACTAAAAGATTATATTAATGATAAAGGATCATGGAAGTTTTTAGAGGAATATAAAACATTCCTTAATGAACATACTGCATGGTATAGACCTAGTAACCCAGAAAAGGTATTGTTATGGCAACAGCAAATTGAAGTCAAAATAAACAACAGAAAAACATCAAGAGGTCTTAAATCAAAGATACAAGGTGCTTCATTTGAAAAGAATGCTACCACAGGGGTAGGGGGTCCATGTACATATTTCTTTCATGAGGAAGCAGGAATTGCAAAAAACATGATGCAGACTTATGAGTACTTGCGTCCAGCTATGTCATCTGGTATGATGACTACAGGTCAATTTATTGCTGCTGGTTCAGTGGGTGATTTAGAACAATGTGGTCCGTTAAAGGATATGATTTTAAATCCAGGTGCTAATGATATTTATGCAGTACAGACGGATCTTATGGATGCTGATGGTACAATTGGTATGGCAGGGTTATTTATTCCAGAACAGTGGTCTATGCCCCCTTATATAGATGATTATGGCAACTCTCAAGTTAAAGAAGCCATAGAAGCTATAGATATAGAAAGAAATAGGTGGAGAAATGAATTAAGTGGAGAACAATTCCAGTTAAGAATATCTCAGAAACCTCTAAATATTGCTGAGGCATTTGCATATAGAAAAGAGTCAGTATTCCCACAAGGAATTTTAAGCAGACAACAAAAAAGAGTAGAGGAAAAAGAATACCCTTATGAGCTTATAGTATTAGACAGAGATCAAACAGGTATAGTTGCAAAACGCACAAAAAAACTTCCCATATCTTCATTTCCAGTAAATAAAAAGGAAGTTGATAAAACAGGATCTATTGTTGTTTGGGAAAGACCCGTAAAAAGCCCAGCCTTTGGTGCATACTATGGATCTATTGATCCTGTGTCAGAAGGTAAAACAACTACATCAGATTCTTTATGTAGTATTTATATTTATAAAAATGCAACAGAAGTAACAAGAACAACTGCGTCAGGTGAAGTAGAACAGTTTATTGAAAAAGATAAAATTGTAGCAGCATGGTGTGGGCGTTTTGATGATATAAATAAAACTCATGAAAGATTAGAAATGATCATTGAGTGGTATAATGCATGGACAATTGTTGAAAATAATATATCATTATTTATTCAACATATGATTGCTAGAAAAAAACAAAGATACCTTGTACCAAAACAACAAATTCTTTTCTTAAAAGATCTAGGTTCTAATAGAACAGTATATCAAGAATATGGATGGAAGAATACAGGTACATTATTTAAAAGCCATTTAATATCCTACGCAATAGAATTTTTAAGAGAGGTAATTGATGAAGAGCTTGATGAAAATGGTAATGTAATGAAACAAACTTTAGGTATAGAAAGAATTCCAGATGGAATGTTACTTAAAGAGATGGCAGCATATTATCCTGGTTTAAACGTAGATAGACTTGTTACTTTTGGTGCATTAATTGCATTTGTAAAAATTCAACAATCAAATAGAGGTTATACAAAAAGACGTGAATCAGAAGGTAATTCTTTGGATAATTCAGAAAAATTGAGTAAATTAAAGTATAGTGGTCCTTTTAGAAATATAGGCCGTAATAAGACATTGGGAAGTTCTAAAGTTAGGAGATCCGGATTCAAGAATATTAAATAGACTAAACAGGTATGAGAGTATTAAACGCAATGCAAATGAAGAATGGGGCAAAAGCTGAAGGCGGGCCTACATTCTCTAGCTTAACCCAACCGGTTCAGTTCTTACCATATAAAGAAAAAACAGATGATTGGGCTGCATGGAATTTAGATTGGTTAGAGCTCCAGGGTATTGAGTTTTTGCGTGTTAATTCTAGAAGACTACTTAAAAATTATAAACTTGCTAAAGGTATTATTGATAAGACTGATTACATTGTTGAACCAGACAATGAATATAAAGATCTTATGGATACTCTTACAACAGAAAATGAGTCTGCATTAGAATTAAAGTTTTATCCAATTGTACCAAATGTTATAAATGTACTTACAGGAGAATTTGCTAAAAGATATTCTAAGGTTCAATTTAGAGCTGTAGATGATGCATCATACAATGAAATGCTTGAGCAAAAGAAAATTCAAATAGAAGAATCTTTATTAGCTGATGCTGAAGCAAACCTAGTACGTAGAATGATTGAGATGGGTGCAGATCCTGGTTCAAAAGAATCACAAGAGCAATTATCTCCAGAGGCATTAAAATCATTACCAGAAATAGAAGACTTTTTTAGTAAGTCTTATAGAAGCATGGTAGAAGAGTGGGCATCCCACCAACTTGCAGTAGATGAAGAAAGATTTAAAATGCAAGAACTTGAAGAAAGAGGATTTCAAGATATGCTTATTGCAGATAGAGAATTTTGGCATTTTAGAATGCTTGAAGATGACTATGATGTAGAGCTATGGAATCCAGTATTAACTTTCTATCAAAAATCTCCAGACCAAAGATATATAGCAGATTCAAACTATGCAGGTAAAGTAGATCTAATGACTGTCTCAGATGTAGTAGACAGATACGGATATCTAATGGATAGTAAACAACTTGAATCTTTACAAAAGATCTATCCAGCAAGATCAGCACAATATCAAGTTAGTGGTTACCAGAATGATGGGGCTTACTATGATGCAACAAGATCACATGAGTGGAATACTAATGCACCAGGATTAGCGTATAGACAGTTTACATCTAACTATTGGAATAATCCAGAAGCAGGTGGAGATATACTTAGTGAGATATTAAATGAAAATGAAGATGTTTCAATGTGGGGTGAAGGTAACTTGATGAGGGTTGCAACTATATATTGGAAAACTCAAAGAAAAGTAGGTCATCTTACAAAAATAGAAGATGATGGAGAAGTTACGCAAGAGATTATAGATGAGACATTTAAGCTAACAAAAAAGGCCATATATGATACTTCTATATTTAAACATAAAACAAAAGAAAACTTATTACAAGGTGAACACATAGACTGGATATGGATTAATGAAGTTTGGGGTGGTGTCAAGATTGGACCTAACTTACCAGCAATGTGGCAATCAACTATGGGTGATAACATTAATCCTATATACATAGGAATTAATAGAACTAAACCTGGTAGATTACCTTTTCAGTTTAAAGGAGATAACTCTTTATATGGTTGTAAACTACCTGTAGAAGGAAGAGTGTTTTCTGATAGAAATACAAGATCTACATCTTTAGTAGATTTGATGAAAGCATATCAAGTTGGATATAATATGGTTAATAACCAGATTGCTGACATTCTAATAGATGAATTAGGAACAGTAATAATGTTTGATCAAAATGCTTTACCACGTCACTCTATGGGTGAGGATTGGGGTAAGAACAATTATGCAAAAGCATATGTAGCAATGAAAGATTTTCAAATGCTACCTCTTGACACATCTATTACAAATACTGAGAATGCAACTAACTTCAATCACTATCAAACTCTAAACATGGAGCAGACAAGTAGATTGATGTCTAGAATTCAACTTGCAAATTATTTTAAACAACAATGTTTTGATGCTATAGGAATTAATCCACAACGTCTAGGTGGAGCTGTATCAGCTCAAACGGCTACAGGAGTGGTACAAGCTATGCAACAATCATATGCACAAACAGAAATGTACTTTGTACAACACTCTGATCACTTGATGCCACGTATACATCAAATGAGAACTGACTTAGCACAATATTATTATAGTACTAACCCAAGTGTTAGGCTACAATATATATCTACAGAAGCTGAGAAAGTTAACTTTACTATAAATGGTACTGATTTATTACTTAGAGATTTTAATGTATTTGCTACAACTAAAACTAACCATAGAGCCATTTTAGAAAACTTAAAACAAATGGCATTAACTAACAATACTTCAGGAGCAAGTATATATGAGTTAGGTAATATTGTTAAAGCAGACTCAATTGCAGAAGTATCTGACATACTCAAAGACTCTGAAACAAGACTTCAAAAACAAAGAGAGCAGGATATGCAGCAGCAACGTCAAATGCAAGAGCAACAACTTCAAGCTAAAGCTCAAGAAGAGCAACAAAAACTTCAAGTTGAAATGACAGAAAATGACAAAGATAGAAAGAATGATGTTTTATTAGCAGAAATTAGATCTGCAGGATATGGATCTATGGTTGATATAAATCAAAATCAACAATCTGACTATCAAGATGCTATGAAAGATATAAAAGAGTCTACTCAATATAGAGAACAGATGAATTTTAAACGTCAGGAAAGTGCAGTTAAATCAGCTCAAGAAAATAGTAGACTTACTGTTGAAAGAGAAAAAATAGCAGCATCAAAACAAATTGCTGATACTAAACTTCAAATAGCAAGAGAGAATAAAAACAAGTATGATGTCAAAAATAGTAAGGACAAAAAGTAGCGTTAGCTATATACTGCAATATACTTTCACTTTTAATAAAATTTTTTAAGTTTAACTTGACAATTATATGAGAAACATTTCTTATATTATTTATGTAAGAAGTAATTAATATTAAAACCAACGAATATTATGAGTACAACAACAGAAACACAGCCTGTGAAAAGCAATGTAGCACAAAATGTAGAAATTAATTTAGATGAGATATTCAATGCTGCTCCAAGCGGTGCTGATATGTTACAAGATGATAAATCTAAACAAAAAAATATCTTCTCTGGACTAAATGAAAAAGCTGACATGTCATTTGCTGATCCTGATAAAGATGGTGCAACAGATGTACTAGCTAAATCAGAAGAAAAAGAAGAAACTTCAGAAGAAGAAGTTGTAGCAGAAGAGAAAAAAGAAACTTCAGCAGAAAGTGTTGAAGACATTTTTGGAGAACTTGGACAAGAAGAAACTGAAGAAGTTTTAGAAGAAAAGGAAAAAAGAGGTAGAAAATCTATATCAGGAATATCTGATGTATTTTCTAAACTTATTAAAGATGATAAGATAGTTCCTTTTGATGATGATAAAGATTTAGAAGATTATTCTGCTAAGGATTGGGAAGAACTCATTCAAGCAAACTTAGAAGAAAAAGCTAATCAAGTTAGAAGAGAAACTCCAAAACAATTTTTTCAGAGTTTACCACAAGAATTGCAAATAGCTGCTAAGTATGTAGCTGATGGAGGTAAAGATTTAAAAGGTTTGTTTACCACACTTGGTCAAGTAGAAGAAACAAAAACTATTGATACTAAGTCTGTAAATGGACAAGAAAGAGTGATCAAAGAATATTTAAGTGCTACTGGATATGGTACTGCTGAAGATATTCAAGAAGAAATAGAAATTTGGAAAGACTTAGGTAAGCTTGAAACACAAGCAAATAAGTTCAAACCAAAGCTAGATAAGATGCAAGAAAAAGTTGTTGCACAAAAACTTGAAGAGCAAGAGCTTAAAAAGAAACAACAAGAAAATGCATCTCAAGCATACATGAAAAATGTATATGAGACATTAAAAGAAGGACAATTGGGAGATATCAAAGTAGATAGAAAAACTCAAGCCATGTTATATAATGGTTTAGTTCAACCTAATTATCCATCAGTTAGTGGACGTAATACTAATCTATTAGGTCACTTGCTAGAAAAATATCAATTTGTGGAACCAAACTATTCATTAATATCAGAAGCCCTGTGGTTGTTACAAGATCCAACAGGTTATAAAGCTAAGATAATGGATAAAGGTGCACAAAAGAGTGTTGAGAAAACGGTTAGAAAATTGAAAAGTGAACAATCAAATGTAGGAGGAGCATCATTAGGTGTTAATCAAGCTGAAAAAGAAGCTACTAAGAAAAGTTCAAAAAGAAAGATTCAAAGACCAACCAACATATTTAAAAGAATTTAATTAGAAGTAAATTAAATATAAACAGTAAATTAATTATTAACAACAAAAACAATCAAAAATTATGGCAACTCCAGTTTTAAATAATGGGATTTTCCTACGTGATACAAGCTACAAAGCTAGTTCTCATGTTGATTCTTATCACCTTACCCAAATGCTTGGTAACCCTGAGCCTATGGAT